GCATACGCTTATCTCATTGATTGTACGGTGCGGATATTCAGTTTATGTCACATACGATGATAGTGGGATAGCCTTTTCTGTCGATGAGGGCGAAGCACTAACTAAGATTAAGGAGGGTTAAATGAGAGAGATTAAATTTAGAGCGTGGGATGGTGAAGATTATGTGCCTATCAGTCAGCCTTGTGCTTACTGTGGGTCTGTTGGATACAATTCTGATCATATAGTCGAACAATTCACAGGGCTTAAAGATAAAAATGGCGTGGAGGTATATGAGGGGGATGTGGTGAAGTATAAGCTCGATGGGACAACTGCTCGCACAACGAAGATTTTGGGATTCAAAGCACTAACCGAACAGGTGCGTCACGTTAAATATATCCAAGATGCTTTTGAATGTGTTCTGAATAAATACGCTGACCCGTTGCCAATAAGGTGGGCTTTTGAAATTGAAGTAATCGGAAACATACACGAAAACCCCGAGCTTTTAAAATAAAAGACTTGCATGGCCTTGTGGTGGGGTTATATTAGGGACAAGCAAGAGGAGGCTTACAATGACTAACCTAAACGCAAGAAACATACAAGACTGTAAAAAAGAGATCACCGCATTAAGTAATGACAACCCCGGGAAGTACATAACCTTTTTCGTTGATTTTGGCGAGGCTTATTATAGAGTCCAGAATAACCTAAACGTATTTGCTCCCTCAGATTCTAATTGTGGAGTGTATGCACTTAATGGAAAATTGAAGAGCTTCACCAATTCTCAGCGGGTCGCAGATATGAACGCAACCCCTACTATGAATTAACCTCCTCCCCGTGAAGTAGGTCTAGCGATTGACAGTATCAGAAGCGGGACGCCCCTCAGAAATGGGGGGCTTTTTTGTTTGCATTTGGCTAAATAATTGCTTATTATATGGGGATGAATAGCGATCCGATAAAACCGGTAGAGAACCGGAACAGTAAAGGACAATTCACGCCAGGTAATAATGCCAATCCAAATGGACGACCAAAAGCAGGTACGTCAATTGCTGAACGCATACGAGCCGCGCTATCAGAAGATGATTGGACAGCTATCATAACAAAGGCAACTGAGCAGGCTATGGCAGGCGACAAAGCCGCACGAGATTTCTTGCTAGACAGGACAGAAGGCAAACCTAATCAGAAGATCGATATAACCGAACACGACCCCGACGAAGTGATAGAGATTTGATTGCGAATCGAGTTCAACAGAGACCTGTTACTACCTTCACAACGAAGATTTTGGGATTCAAAGCACTTCATGCCCGCATTAGTAGAGGGCTACGGAGCCGGAAAGACTTATGTTCACGCCAAGCGAGCATTATATCTCAGCGCTGTAAACGCTGGTTTACCTGGAATGATGGTATCACCAACCCTGCCTATTGCCAAAAAGACCACAGTTCACACTATACGCGAGCTAATGGACAAGGCTGGGCTAGACTACACGCTAAACAAATCAGACAAAGAAATACGAATAAAGAATTGGAACGGCATTATATGGTGGGGTTCAGCTGATGACCCGAATAGTCTTAGAGGTCCCAATCTTGCTTGGGGTGGTATTGATGAGCCTTTTATTCAATCAGAGGACGCATTTGATCAGATGATAGCTCGCGTAAGACACCCCGACGCCACACTATCACAACTCTTTCTGACAGGAACACCCGAAGAACTTAACTGGGGCGCTAGAATCTGCATTGACGAGCCTGAGAAGTACGACGTTGATTTGATTACGGGTTCGACTAGAGAGAATCACCATTTACCAGACGACTACGTTGAGCGCCTTTTATCATCCTACTCAGAGAACCAAATCAAGGCTTATGTTGATGGAGCGTTTGTTAATCTAACAAAGGGGCGGGTTTATGATGCGTTTGACCGTACTAAATCGAATGATACTCGGAACGATGTTGACGGCATGCCTGTCGTTGTTGGCATGGATTTTAACGTTGGCAAGCTCTGTGCGGCCATAGGCGCGCGTATCGGGAAAGACCGTATTCATTGGTTCGATGAATTAGTATTAAGAAATTCAGACACTTTCGAGATGGCCGAAGCGTTAAGCCGTAAATACCCAGGGGCTACAATCTACCCTGATCCCGCAGGTAAGGCAAGACACACATCTTCAACTAAATCAGATCACCAAATATTGAGGGACTACGGGTTTACTGTCATAGCCCGCAAGGCACACCCTCCGGTACGTGGACGAGTTAACGCCGTGAACGGCAAACTCAGAAACGGCCTCATGACAATAGACGTAGCTAAGTGTAAAGAATTAGCTATTGACCTTGAGCGAGTCGTGTGGAAGGGTAGCGACATCGACAAGAAAGACCCCGAGCGTACACATATAACTGACGCGATGGGATATGCTGTTGAATATTTATGGCCGATTAATCGAGGGTTTGTCGGCTCAATCATGAGGTAGTAATGATTCCGAACATCGCAGAAAGTGCCGTAAAACTCTCAAGACTCGCAGCTAATGAGCTGGAATATAAACAATTTATGAAGCGCAGGCATAACCGGCTACTCTACTATAACGCTGAAACTGAAGATTTGACCCGTGATTGGTTCTCCGCTAATCTGCTTAAAAATGTGCCTATCGGCAATATCAATATCACGAAGCGGGTCATTGATAGAACGTCAGAGGTCTATATGGTTGAGGCCAAGCGATTCTTCGATGCAGACCCTCCAACAGTACGCTATAACGAACATATCCCTAAGAAACACGAGCGAATGCAACGTATCGAAAGGATGACCAACCTTTTAGATGTTGTCGCTATTCACCCCTTTTGGAATGACAAGACGAAGATCATTGACCACTCTATATTGATTGAGTTCCAGCCCTGGTTTGACAAGTACGGTGATATGATTGGCATTAGATACCCTCTAGCCCAATCAACCAACACAGACAGCACAGACGAACAGACCTTCGTTGAATGGGACTTGAACGGCTGGCGTATAATAGATGTCAATGGGATACAGAAGCAAACAGAGTCGGTTACTGGTCCCTTCCCATTTGTCTTGGCCTGGACAGAGCAACCACAACATTTCTACAATCACAATCCAACTGAGGATCTCGCTCAGGGGAATTTGTGCATAAACTTTTATCAGACAGCATTAAATGCTAATGTTGGCTATCAGAGCTTTGGACAACCCTACGTCACAGGGCTGCAGGCCGATCAAGAGATTGAATGGGGCATTGACAAGGTGCCAGCCCTGCCTGAAGGTGCGGCTGCTGGGATATTAAGCCCGCCCTCAACTGTTAGCGATGTCACAAAGGCACAATCTCAGCTATACAAACATATCGCCCGGGCATACCACTTACCAGAGGACTTCGTTGAAGGCTCCGCTCAAGCTGAGTCAGGTATTGCCATTAAGTTACGAAACCAAGAGCTTCAGAACGAACGTGTGGGCGATGTAGCAAGGTGGAAGAATGTTGAAGCTGAAGTATATGCAATCGAGCGTGATATATTGAGCCGTGTTGGTGTTTCACTCCCTGACACACTAATGGTTGACTTCTCAGAGTCGGTTGAGTTTCTAAGCCCACAGGAACAACGTGAGCAGGACGATTGGAACTTGAGCCACAACCTAATCACCCCCGTTGACATAGCTATGCGAAATAACCCCGACCTGGATGAGAAGCAGGCCGAAGAGTTGATAACGAATAACGCCACAAGTGCGGGCGTAATAAAGAAGGCCGAAAATGGACGAAGCACAATCGTTGATGACATACTTGGAATTGATAACGGATGATTGCGTCGAGCATTTCAAGCGCTGTGAGGTTGGAGAAGATATATACCGTAATCGAGCGAATGGAGACGATGCAGGCCATATTGAAGATACTGAGGAAATAGAGGAAGATGCCCGACCTGACTGACAAAGCCGCACAAGCCTACTCAAGCGCGTATCAATCCGCTATTGATATGGTGGTATCAAGATACCCCGCATTGGCTAGGTTGCCGTCTAACGAGGCCGCCGCTTTATTAAGCGATATTGATTTTGAATCACTATTCAGAGGCGGTTACGGAATGGACGCGGCACTTGAGAAACTATCAGTCTCGTTTGCAACTCAGGTTATAGTTGTGCCACCTCCACCTGTCACACCTTCAGCCGAGACACTAGCAACCGTCTTGAAGTTTGAAGTCGAAACAGCGAGCAAGCAGATAACCCAATCAGCCGCCGAGATTAAAAAAATTATGATGCAGTCGGTCTTGGGTCATCAATCAGAAGCCGAATTTGCCGCCGCATTGAATACGGGAACGCTTCGACCTGATCAAATCAATTCATACGTCAACCAAAATTTAAGATCGTTTCACCGTACAGTTGAATCGCAAATGGCAGAGGCTAACCCACAAGAGCTTTATATATGGGACGGTCCACTAGACGACAGAACGTCAGACGAATGTGTAACTATGATTTCAGAGGGCGCATTGACCTATGATGAATGGCAATCTCAATACGGCGCATACTTGAACTAGCGGAACGCATTA